TCACCCCCTTCACCCAATAATTGAAAAACCGAACCTGTGTATACTAAATTACAAATTTGTCCTGCTTTGATATTTCCACTTGACAAATCATTTCCATTGCTTTTTTTAATTGCTTTAGCACCTAAACTGTTGATATTTAATGTACTTGCACTTGTGTTTGCGTTAGTAAATTTAATTTTTACGCTTTTGCCTTCTACTAAAGTATAGCCATCTATTGTTGCAGTATAAGTGTCTGTTCCGCTTGCAACTGCGTAAGCATCCGAATTGTTAATTTGTCTTAATAATTCTTGGTCATTGGCTAATAAATTATCTATGTCTTGTTCTATATTGTTAATTTGTCTTAATAATTCTTGGTCATTGGCTAATAAATTATCTATGTCTTGTTCTATTGCGTCCGGACCGGCAATGCCTACGGAAAAATCTCCTACGTTTGCTGAAAATATTCTTTGATTTATCATATTATCACCTACCCTAAATTTCCAAAAATGTTGTTAGATAATTTCTGGAACGGGATTAATTGTTTAAAGGATATTGCAAAACCATAAAATACAAAATTAGTGTTTATATCTTCTAATCCTTTATTTGTTAATCCTACTCCTATTCTGTTGCCTTTCATTCTTATAAAAGCACTCTGCATTTGTGTTGAATAATTACCCCAAGGCGAACCCCAAGGATTGCCCCAAGTTAAACCGCTATTTACATCTGATAAGTCTATTGTAATCATGTCGGTATCAAGGTAGTCTATTCGTATTAACAATCTCAAATGTTCGTCAAATGTTTCTGCCCCTATGTTGGCTTGTATGAATATCTTGTCAATAAATTTTTCTGCTATAAAAGTATCTAAAGTCAAGTTAGTTGTTTTAATTTCAAATTCTATTCGTTTGTTCTCACCTGTTGTAACATCTGTATCATAATGAACAGTATCGTCAAATCTTAAAGCATAATTTAAACTTGCTATTTCTAAATCCCCATTCTTCCTATAAAGAAAGTCATTAACCTGTATTCCTGTAAATAATGTAAATGCCTTCTTGTCTGTATAATAAAGAATGATTTTAGAGTTTTCTCCTGCATTATCGTTATAGGCTAAGTAATAAATACTGTCATGGTAAACACTTACACATTTTGACTTATCGAATATTGTTTTTATTGTGTTGTTAATTTTATCTTCACTTATGTTTTTAACAGAAGTTGCATTTTGCAGGACAATTTCATATTGATTTAATACATTGGCACTTACTAAATAAAGACCGTTGTCTGCTAAAAATACAAAACTGTAACGGTCTAATACTTGTACTGAATACTCGGAAGCACAACCATAAGGAATGGCTAACTTTCTCCATGTTCCGTCTACTGCTGGGTCTAATCCTGTGTATTCATACCAACTATGCCTATAACCTACTAAAACACTGTCTATTATATTTACCAGACATACTGCCGCTCCGTCACTTGAAGAAGGATTTAATATATTAAATTCCTTAAAATAATTTAATTGCATAGGTTCACTGAAATATACCGCAAAGGGTTTCTTAGGATTTCCTGTTGCGACATATCTTCCTGATTTAGTATGATGAATAAATTTAGTACAGTTTTTAACCTCGCTTAATATGTTGTCATTTATTTGTCCGTTTACTATTGTGTTAACTACCATTGATACGCCTGTATTATAGGAGGAAGCATAACAGTTTTCTTTATATCCGATTTCGTTAGCTTCAATAGTAACTTCGTTTTGACTGACTGTTGCCGTATATCCTGTAAAACTTGTGTTTGCTATCGCTGTCGCTACATCTCTTGCAGTTTGTCCGCTTGTTACGTTTATTTGGTATTCCTTATTATCAAGGTAAATAGAAACGTAACCTGAATTTGTTACATTATCAAATACTGAAATTATAACTTTTTCTTTCTTCCCTGCGTTATACGCTTTTAATGGTCTTACAACGTTAGAGGTTGCACCTAATATATCTGTTACATCTGTCCAATCTGCCGCTACTGTAAAGTCTGTTGTTGACAGGTCTTTATCTGTCATGTCTTTTAATGCCTTAAAAAACTTCCCTCTTAATGCTACTGTCGAAAAATCATCTGTTATTTGTATTATATCGTCTTTTTTTATGTCTACTTTTATATTGGAAAAGTAATCCTTATTTCCTATCTCATATATTTCCTTGCCATCACAACAATATAAAACATTTTGTTGTTGCAAGAAATAAGGCTTGTCTGAATTTAAAGTTGTAAGCAGGATATCAGGATTGCCTACTTTGTATAGTTTTTTATCATATACTTCTAAAATAATTGAATTATCTAAAACGAAATATTCATACCTTTTAGTTATATTAAACCCCTTAGGGATTGAATTTATTTTTACAGCACCATCTCGTAAATTTAATTCGCCCTTTTGTTTTATAATAATGTTTTCACATACTGATAATTCATTGTCTTTTAAAAGGTCTTGTACTGTTGTGTCATTATATCCACCTGAAAAGTCAAAATATTCTTTGTATTGCATTTTACTCATTTAATCACCTCAAATCATAGGTGCGTATTTTATTCTTCTTCTTGATTTTTTCATTGTTTGTAACGTCCGGTTAGCTTGTTCTGCTTTACGGTGATATTCTGTAATTAATAAAATTTTATTGTTCCCCTCTATCAAATCTTCGTGCATGAATATTCTTGTCATTTCTTTATAAGCTACATAGTAAGCCAATGCTTCATGGAATAATTGATTTATCCCAGGAGTGCTTGTTAATTCAGTTACATTGTCTTGTGTAGCAATATATTCTACTTTATACTCTCCTTCTGTTGGGAATTTTATCTGTCCGTTTTCGATTAAAAAATCATCTTCAAGTACATCCCCCTTGAAACACCTTTTTATAGCTATGCAATTATTAGGTAAGTCTGTCCAAATATCTTTTATTCCATATAGATAAGTGACTTCTTTCTTGCCTGCTTCATCGAATCTTGTTGCTAAATCAGTCATAGCTTCGTTTATATATAAAAAAATATAACTATCTGGTATGTCTCTTTGCCCACATAGTAATAATGCTAAATTTTTAATTTCTTGTACGGTCATAGTTACCTCCTAAAAGTGCTTGGTTGTTTCCGTTTTCACCACTTCTTTTACGAAATTTTCTCTTAAATCTTGTTCTCTCTTTTCCTTCTCTATTTCATGCTTCAATTTACTTTCTTCAACCATTTCCATTTTCTTTTTAAAGTCAATCACCCTGTTATCAGCTTGTCTTAGCCTATAAAACACATCTTCTAAGGTTTTGCTTGATATGCAGTAAGTTGGTTTTTTAGAAGGAAAAAAGGTACAAGTGTGAACCTCGTACCTTTCTTCCTTTGGGTTGAAGAAAAGAATTAAATCATCATCATATTGGCGCAAATTGTTTGCTGTGTTAAACACATCATCTTCCATTAGTTGGTAACCTGACTTTCGCATATGATTAATCAATAATTCTCTCCTATCCATATTAAGCTCCTTATTGAGTAATGTTGGTTATTCTTGTGTTTGCACCCGGCTGTTTACACATGATTTCAGCATAGTTAGTTAAAATAGCTTCGTATGCCGCTCTGTTAGCAACTGGTTTCAAGATAGCACCATCCATATCCATCCAATCAAACAATTCACCTATTGACAACAATTCAAAGGTGTCTGCTATGTTCAAAAAGTCCATAGTTGTATCACCCTGATATTTGTCTTGTTCTACCGGTATTCCATTATAGGACATAGTAATATGCCCTGCCTCATATCGTGTTTCAATTTCAGAATATCTCTGGAACTGTGCTAAATAGTTTTTAAGCACTCTGTATGCTCTGTAACCTGATAAAATAACTTCTGGTTTCTTGCCTGATTTAAGGTCAACCCTCTGTATTGCTTGTTCCATAATTTCATCATCTAATGCCACTCCGTTAGCATCAATAGCACCGGGATTAAACCAAGTGTTGTTTGCTCTGTTTACTCCATAAATAGTGTTGTTGGGTGTCATAATAGCGTCAAGCCCTGTTATTTCTAATCCATAAGAACCTGAAATACAGATTGCGTCACCTATTGCGGTTGCTCCTGTTAATGCCGGAGTAACAGTAATCGTGCTGTTAGCTTCGTCTATTGCAACAATAGTGTGACCTACGTTTTCGGCTGCGGGTGGGTTAGCTTGTACGTCTATCGTGTCAATTACCATACCTTCCGCAAAGTATCTTGTGTTGTCTACTGCTATAACAGTTTCACCTACTGGTTCAACTGCGGTACAACGTGCCAATGTTCCTGTTCCATCACCGAACATTTGACGGTTAAGATTGTCTTTTGCATCTCTAAACATTTCTTTCATTTCAAGGTCTAAAGCGTTCACGAATGAAGCTCCTGTTGCACTTGACTTAATTAGTCTGTCGGACAATGAAATTCTTGCATACAAGTTTTTAGGCACTACATTAATTTGTAACCTGCTTGCTGCTGCTGCGGTAGGCAATGTTCCTAATTCTGTCCTTGAACCAATACCTCCGCTTCTACCGAATGTTACGAGGAATGTTTCGTTTGCTCCCATTGAAGGAGAAGTATTTTTCTCCATTAATTTGTAGAAGTAAGACAGTTCCTCGTTTAATTGGCTCTTAAAGCCGGGAAGGTAGTCATTCTGCAATATTGCGTTTAAATTTGCTATTGATATAGCCATTTCCTCTCTCTCCTTTTTTATAAATATTTAACAGTTTAATGTCTTGTTTAGGACAATAAAAAACACCTATATGGTGTTTATTGCTGATTTAACATTTGTAATCTTCTTATTGCTGATAATTTTGCTTCTTTCATGTTCTTTGGAAGCTCTCCGGTACTTGCAGGAATTTGTGTTCCCGTCTGGTTGTTCCCCATTAAAGGCGGTAATTCTTTTCCTGTTCCGTTATTCAATCCCTGTTGATACTCTTGAATTATTTGCCGTTTGATAGCTTCATTTTGTAGCAACTGATTTTTTAAATCCTCGTTACTAAGTATTCCTTCGACTAAGTTTCCGCCATTACCAAGCAATGAATTTGATATTACGGTTTTATAAGCTATGCCAAGCGGGTCTTTGGTATTTACCAATCCGGGATTTTCTTGTATCACTTGAACTATCTGTGGTAAATATTTTTGTGCTTCCGGATTGGCTGATATGAAATTTCTAACATTGTCTTGCCATGATAACCTGTTGTTTAACCTTTGCGTCTGCTGAATTAATGGGTCGTACAGTTCTTTAATTTCATTTAGTGCCTGTTGCTTAGCTTCCTCTTGAATACGTCTTACAAACTCTATCGGATTACTTTCAAATTGCTGTCTTATCTGCTCGTTTTGTTCTTCGATTTGTTCCTGTGTTGGTTGGTTTATTTTCTGTTCAATCGGTGCAAGCCTTTGATTTAATGTTTGGTCTATTCTGGCTGACAAATTGTTGACTAAACTATTAATATCTATCTGCGGCTGCTGAACGGGTACTTGTTCTGTTGGTTGTGCCTGTGGCGGTTGTCCTTGCTGTTGTGGTACTCCACCATCATTAAACAACTGCAATTTTAGTCCTTGTAAAAACTTACTCATCATAATCCTCCATTCTGTTCTTCTAAATTAATTGGTTTACCTTGTTTTTGTGGTTGCATTTGCATTTGTTGTTGCATCATTGCTTGTTGTATATATTGCATATGTTCTGCTATATGAACTTTGAATATCTCTTGAATTTCAGGCGGCAATACCTCAAATTCTGAACTTAGCATAAATTCTCTATGCGTTTCTACCGCAACATCATGCAACTCGAAAAACTCTACTGGCTGTGGTTGTCCCATTGACATTTTTATATTTTGTTCATTGCTCTTTGTTTTTTCAATCCGCTTGGAATCCATCCCGACATTCGTGTCTCCAAATTCAAGCATTTCAAGTATTTTACTGTCGTCAATCACTCCTCTTTCATCTCTGAACATACCGTACTGCAATAAATTAATTATTAGATTTCTTCTCTGTGACAAACTTTCGCTTATCCTTGCAACACCTTCGATAATAATATCGTCTGCGGTTATAGTGTTTTTGTTCCAATAGATTGTTTTAACTGAATTTACTTGTCCTACTATTCTAAGTATTCTTTCGTTTTCTGCAAATTGTTTATACAGATATAATGTTTGTCTTGCTACTTCTAACATACTGTCTTGAATACCAACTGCTGTTAAATGTAGTCTAGTTTCGTCTTGTTCGTTTAAAATATTTAATGCCCGTCCGCTTTCAACTCCCGCCGGTACTGTGCTGTCTCTTGATATTTCACTCACTCCACTTATTTTAGTGAAGTTTACTAAATCGGTTTGCTCTTGGTTGAAAAACTCCGCAGGCATGCCTTGGGATTGCATATATGTAGGAATTTGCGTTCCGTCTGATTTATTGTAAATAAGTATATCTCCAGGTGCTATTCCTTCGCTGTCAAGGTTATTTAATTCTGCGGTAGCTGCGTCTACGATAACAACTCCTATTGCAGCAGATTTCATATATTCGCTTATACGGTTTTTAATGGCATTGTAACGTCTTTGAACAGGTATTAAGCTGTCGATAATAGTTTTCCCCCAAAAGTACCCCGGTCTAATGATTGAACGCTGTAAAACAAATGGTAACGCTCTATTGTTGTATTTTGAATTAATATACGGTAAATCCCCTTCATATAAAAGCTTATCGTGATAATCGCAACATATAATTAGTTTCCCGTTAGGAAATTCCTTTGAAGGTATCTCGTAATATTCATACAACATTATTACTTCGTCTTTTTGTTTTGAATCAACTCCCATTTTAGAGTTATTAAGATTAAATAAAGCATTTCTGCCAAATATGTTAAGTTTAGTTCCTTGTAAATCCACTCCAAAGGTATCGTATATATAATCAACATCAACTGCCCTTGCATGGATAATTGATTTACAGTATTTAATATCGGAATTATACGAACTGTCGGGAAATATCTCAAAAGGTGAACATACTACATTAACCGGTTCTCCTTCTCTCTGATAGACGGGTCTGCCTTCATTGTCCATAGTAAGTCCTAACTTCATTCCCCCATTTGGGTTCCAAATATTTTTCCATATTGCCGTTCCCGTAGTTTCAGCCCATGCATTAGCGGTAAATTGTGCTTTGTTTAATTCGTTGCTATTTGCCCATGTTTCAAGTATTTTTGTTGTTATATAGGCATTATTGACATCATCTGCGTCTTGACTTGAAGGTCTTGCTTTGTATATTTGATTTAACCTTGACAGTTTTGCTAACCTCGCAAGCCATATAGGCAAGATATGATTGTATGCTTCTCTTTCCTGTGCTTTTAACAGTTTAGGATATTCAACTAAGTCATTTGTAATATTACAAATATACTGGTATTGCTCTCCTTCAATAAAAGCCATATTTAATTGCCATCTTAACTCAAAGTACAAACGCTCCATACGTCTACGCTCATATTCATTTTTTACATAGGAAATTTTATCAGTTTCGGTAATCAATCTTCTCTTATGCCTTCGTGGCTTCTTTTCGTCATAATGCTTATAAGCGAAACCTTGCATAAATTGTAAAGGAGTGCTTATTTTCCCGTATATGTCGTTATACAAATTTCATCACCACCTTTCGTGGTTTATTTTTAATTAAGAACTCCGTTGTACTTATCATCACCCAATATTTCAGCATCAGTAAGTATTTTAGGTTCTTTTGACTTTGTTAAAGTTACATATTCAGGTGTGTTTTTTGCCATAATCCTGTTGAGATAGTCTGTTCTCTCTACGCTAAACTGCTTGTCTTTTTTATTAAGACAAATTACTAAAAAAATAACGGTTATTGCAAATATCGCAAATATAACTGCTACGAAAATCATTAAATTGTTTATATCCATTTTACCTCCTATTTAAATCTTAGTATGTTATAAATTTGCCTTGAATTTTGTCCTTGGAATACATATTTGCCAAGTGCATCCATAAAAGTCGAACCCCCGCCATCCAAACTTATAGCAATATCATACGCTTCTCCTGTTGAATTATCAGAAATTATTTTAATTAATTCGCCATGGGCAACATTTGGAACAGTCAATAAGTAGCATTTATTTAATCGTTTATTATAACCTAATACCGTCTTATTTGCTTTCCTTAAAACGTCTGAAAAGTCTTTCAATTCACCCTTTAGAGTATAACCTTTCTTAAAACCTTCCGTTACAGGGGAGTAATAAAACTTAGGGTCTTGAGTATTTCTTAAACCTAACCCTCCAACTGCTAATCTAACATTAGAAATGTTAAGTTCGGAAAGATTTTTGATACGTTTCATATCAACTGTGCCATCTTTATAAATTATGAACACAGATTGCGGACAACCGAAATCTTTGTAATGGTTAGCGACACTTTGATAAGCAACTCCATTTTCATATAAAATGCTTGTAGGATGAGTTTTTCCGTTACCTTGTAATACAAAGAACACGCCATTAGTGCAGTTAGTAAATTCGGTAATATCCCAAATTCGTTTGTCAACAATTTCATTGACTAAATCTTCGGGGTTTCCTCTTAATTCGTGTATTCTATTACTGTATTTTTTATATCTAACTTTCACTTTATCAACCCCTATCTCTTTCTTTATATCGTCAATAAACTTGTCCCAATGTGGCAATATTAGTCTTGGACAATTTTTCCCGCTCCAATGTTTATGTGGCACAATGTTCTCTATTGATACACCTGTTGATTTAACTAATTCAGCCACAAATTTAATCGCTGTTCTTTCAGCTCCGTAAACTTCCGCAATTTCTATGCCTATTGACTTTCTATTACCTTTTCCGTTTTCGCCATCTCCTGCGTGCCAACCACTTTCAGTTATAGGTAAATGTTGATATACTTCATCATTTCCAATCGTAAAATGCCATGACTTATATTCATTTTGATTAACAACATAATCTGCATTTTGCTTAGCAGTTGCCCCAGCATTAGCCGTATTGTGAATTGTTATGAATTCGGGTTTCATTGAATATCTTGGCCTAGCCCTGGTATTAGCAATTGGAATTATTCGCTGTATAGCAATATCAACTATTCCGTTTGTGATTTTCATATTGACATCACTCTGCCTTTTTCGACTGCTTAATAATCTGATTAATATATACGCTTGCTCCGGCACACAAAAAACCTTGCGTTATTGCTACAAATACAGCCATGTAAATATTGTCGGTTCCTTCGGTTGCTAAAATCCATAAAACAGCTAAGGCAACACCTACTAACCCTAATGTTAAAGGTATAAATTTATCTTTAATTAGCAAGGTATTTTTTATCGCTACGCCTATAAAATACAGCACCGGAATTAATATTAAAAGCTCCGGCTTAATGAAATTTTTTAATAATTCGATATCCATATTATTTCTCCCTTTCTTCTTTTTCTAAATCATCAATCCTGTGATTTGCAACTTTTATTTTTTCATCAATTAAACTTACTTTTTGCTCCACTTTATACATTCTTTCAATTACATTGTTATGCTTATCAACTTTGTTTTCAAGCTGCTCAAGCCTATAAACTACAAGTGCTGTCGTTCTTCTTTGTGCAAAATAACTGCCTATTAGAGTACCGGCAAATGCTATTAAAGCTATAACAATATTTTCGCTCATACATCACCTCAATTTTATTATTAAAAAAGGGCTATATTTCTATAACCCTTTGAACACGAAATTTTTCTTTTGTTGCCTAACTTGTGTATTCTTCTCCTGTTATTTCTTGATAATCTATTGCTGATAATTTTCCAACTTCAACTAACCTATGCAACATTTCTATTGTCCAAAGGCCTCTATCAAAATTCTTCTTAGCCATTTCTTTAATAGTCATAACTACCTCCTATATAAATAAATTTTGGTATTCCATAGCTGCCGCAATTCTTTCCTCTGCTGTCGGTTCTGGTTCGGGTGGATTTTCTTCAAAATAACTGATAGCGTCTAATACTTCTTGGTCTGTCATGTCATCTGTTATTTCAACCCCCAATGCTTTATAAGTTTCTTTTGTTTGCGTAAATTCCATGAATACACCTAAAGAATAAAAGGAATCACATATTATCCATTTTGAACCTTCTATCCTACTTGCAGGATATCTATTTTTTACTTCTTCTGCTGTTAAAACCTCTCCTATCGG